TCACGTTCTTGTTGGTTCATCATTCACCGTCCCAAACTGCCGAGATAGATTTCAGTTCCTTTGATAGGAACTCTGCCCAGTCCAGTACCTTGATTACGTCGCAGGGGTAGTTGACTGTCCAACAGTATTTGCACTCAGGATGAAGGTCGCCAACTTGTTGATGCTTGGCTCGCATTTCACTACGCTCGGCTTTGTTCATGCCTTGCCACCGAACATTGTTCGGGTGCGGCGCACGAGAAGTGCAGCCAATGGGTCTGGTGTTGGTGTTGGCGGTTTAGTAACGCTTTCGCTACGCTTTTGCCACTTGACGAACTTGACGAGGCCGTAGGTGATTGCAGTGCAGGTAACGCCACTGAGCCAGCCAAAAATGAAGTAGCCCATTAGAGTTTTTCACCACACTTGGGGCAGAATGTGTATTTGTAGGGAGTTCTGTGACCATCGTGCGTAATGTGGATGCACTTTTGCTTGACCATCGTCATCTGTTCCTCTGGGCGCAACCCAACAATTCCTGAGACACGGTAGGCAGGCACGACTTCCATAACGAAGCCGGTCATCCCCCCTACGGCGACTTCATCGCCAACCTTGAATCTGGTGTTGAGCATTATCGTTCTGCCTTGTAGCCGTTGGCTTCCGTGTGGTTGTCAATGGTGTTTCGCAACTGCTCTAGACAGTCCCACCAGCCTTCGTAGTAGCCCTTGTAATGGTCACTAGCCGGGTAATTTAGTTCTTCAATCTTGGTTGGCGCACTAACCAGCACTCGCTCGGTAATGAGTTCCAAAAGGAGTTCCTCTAGGCGGCTCTGGGTGGTGATGGAGTTGTGGCTTGTTGTCGCAACGCTACCGTTTTCGGTATCGTTCAGGTTTGCTTTGGCGTCTTGGAATACACGCCACCAATGGCTGTTCATCGTTCCACGATCCGGCCAATGCGGTGCATGAGGTTTTCCAAAGTTCCACCACACTCTGCAAACTTGGCGGCTTCGTTGGCGATACGTTGGATCTTTTGCTTCTCACTCAACGGTTCTATGTTCATTTCACTAACGGATACGAGTTCCGGTGCGGTGGTGTTGGTCATGGTTGCCCTCCTAGGCGCTTGATTTCGTCATTGATGTAGAACACGGCCTTCTTCAAGTCCTCAATGGTCTTGGTATCGTCTTTGATACCGGCACGCCATAGATACTTGATAGCGTTGCCAATGTTGAAGTTCCGCCAACGGGTGATTTCCAAACACTCCACGCCGGAGGGGTCACTCGTGTAGTGCGGTGGGTGATTCACGAAGTCGGTCACGCCTGATCGTCTTTCCAAAAGTCGTCAACGTTGAGTCCGATCACGGCGTTGAGTTTGCCCTCTTCCAACTTGTCCTGAACCATTTGCTTGAAGCGGTTGGAGTTGTTGCGCCACGAGGCATCGATTTCAGCATAAGCATCGATGTGGATACGAAGTCGGTCAACGCTGCATTCGGCGTAGTCCTCGAGGGACACTTCGTTCAGCACCATTTGGCGCATGAGTTCGGCCTCTTCGTAGGCTAGCCGCCTGCTGATGGCTTCCTTTTCCGACTTGCAACGTTTGGCGAGCATTTCGTCAACGTGCATCGTTAAGTAGCCGAGGTGTTTGGCGGCTTCGGCAATCTCGTTCATTAGTTCCTCGGAAGGAACCTCGTAGTCACTCACGGTTGCATCTTACTAGGGTGACTAACCGTAGTCAAGTGTCAAAACGAGAACAAAGAACCTTGTGCCAATCGGTTGGCAATCATTTCGCAATAACGCTCTTCCAACTCGATCCCGATGCACTTTCTACCATAGGCACGAGCGGCAAGTAGCGTCGATCCTGAACCGGAGAACGGGTCTGCGATAGTCCCGGGCGGAGAATAGGCAACTAGGTGTTCCATAAGTCCCGATGGCTTTGGCGTCGGGTGGTCGGGGCGGTCTTTGTCGCTTGCCGATAGCGTCTTGACTCGAATGACGTTGGAACGGCGTGTGCCAGTCCAACCTTGTCCCCAAACGTAAATCTCCTCGTGTCCCGGTCCCCAAGGCAGGCTTAGGTCGCCCATGCCGGGGCTGTCGCCCTTGTCCCAAATGAGAAGGTGACGGATGTTTTCGGGGCGTGGAGCCTTCCATGAACCGAAGGCGATGCCCGGCTTTTCACTACCCCACATACGGAGAACCTCGTCACGAAGTCCCGTGTCCTCGTCGGCTGCGATAGGTGGTGTTGAGCCATACTTTGACGAGTTTGATACATACGCTACGCCATAGGGCGGATCGGTAATCAGCACGTCGGCATCGAGCCACGCTAGTTCTTCGGTGCAACTGCCGTGATACAGGGTGACTAGATCATCTTTGTAGTAAACAGGCACGGCGCTATCTTAACGCTGTGGTGTTAGGGCGTCAAGTCTCCTTGCGCCACGCCTTCATGTTTTTGTGGTTCAGGGTGGCGTAGACAAGGCAGCCGGGAATGAAGCCCCATTGACGGGTGGTGATTGCATACACAATCCAAATGCCGTTGTAGCCTTGATAGCAGAGCCAACCCCACCAAAACTTTCTACCAACTAAATAGGTGCAAGTCAAGCCGAGGCCGTCTAAGCACCACGACCACCATTGGGTCAAGTGATTGTCCAGTTGGTGATGCCTTGCCCGCTATTAGGCCAAGTTCCCGTTTCGGCGCTGCGTGAGGCACTAGCCGCTACCCGTGCTGTTCCCTTGTAGCGACCACTTTGGAATTCCGCTTCATTGGCGGCGATCCGGTGACGTGATGCCGCAGCGTCGTGACCCTTAGCGGTTCGTTCGTCGCCAGCCGCTCGAGCCTGCCGTGCGATTTCACTATGGCCTGTTGCTAGTTCACGGTGGTAGCCAGCCGCTTGTGCGGGGCTTCCCACGCCTTCACCTTTGGAAAGTCCCACAGCCATTTCGGAAAGGTCATTTGCGGTGTGGCCTTCCATAGTCTGGTATTGGTTACCCCTGAACGGATGGCCGGGGGTATCGCCCTTTAAGATTTCACTAACCCCAGCCCACGTCGGGATTAAGTTTTGGATCGAGAAAGGGTTGGTCATAGCGTGGGCAACCCGTTGTCAAGTGGCCTATGAGTTCGGTCAACCGAAGTCGGAATTTCCATCATCATAGCCCTGTCAAGGGCTGAATTGGGGTTGGCTGGAACCCACTTCCCGCTCCAACTTTGCACATAACCGGGCTTGCCCGCTAGTGCTTCGTTTTCCTCTTGTTCCTTTGTTTTTTCTTCTAACCAGTTGGTGAGTTTTTGCCCAAGCGTGTCGTTAAGGACACGGCGAGGGTGGGCGGCGAAATGAGCAAGTTTTCTTCCAAGCCCGTTGCTTTCGGTGCTGGCTTGATAGCGACCAGAACCGGCCTGATAGCGACCGGTATCGCTTTGACGTGCTGGTATTGCACTACCGCCACCGCCAATGCCGCCAGTGTGCTGGTTGCCGTGGAACTCGTGTCCCGGAACGTCTCCAACTTTGGAAATAGGGTAGTTACTAATGGATTTCAGCAACTCGCTGGTTTGGAAAGGATTGGTCATGGCTTCCTTACTTGAAAACGTGGTGAGAGAGTTTCTTGTCAGGGAAGTCGCCGTATGCCTTGCCGGTAGCAGGCTCGACAATACCAATAACCTTGCCATCGCCAAGGTAGGCTCCGGTTTGGTCGTGACGGAAGGTCATGGTGTCGCCAATCTTGCCGTCAAGTGCGATAACACGGGTGAAGGTGGAACCGCCTGAACGTGAACCTTGAACAATCATGACGGGTTCGGCTGGGTTGTAACCGTATGAAACGTTCTTGCCCGTTCCGATTTCACCAGTGCGGGGGTTGACCATGCCATCTGGCAAAGTGATGCTTTCGGCGTATGGCCTGCCCGCAACCTGCTGTGCTGGCCCATCACGGAAGTATTCGGCACGCTCGGCTGGTGTTAGTTCGCTTTCGGGAACGACAACGGCTGGGCTTTCCTTGGTGACGATTGGATTGCCACTTCGGTCGGTTGGGCGACCGGCAGCGGCGGCATCTTGCATACGCTGATCGACTGCTACACGTTCGGCTGCCTTCGTTGAGGCGTCGGAAGCGGCCTTGGTCGCTTGAAGTGCCTCACCGGCGAAAACGGAGGCTGGCCTAGACCAAGCCTCTGCTGCCCTATCGTGCGCCGCAGCGGCGTCTAGGTGTGCCTGCTTGGCTTCTGGTGTTGCCGCCCTTCCGGCCAAACCTTCGTGCTCACCGGCGTAATCGCTGTGAATGTCAACGAAATCTTGGGGACTCAATGGTCGTTCGCCGGGCTGCTCCCCACCATTTCGGCCTACACGGTGAAGTTCACGGGCGGAATCCGCCATACCGGCTGCTTGGGAATATTGATTACCGTGGAAAACGTGACCGGGGAGGTCACCCTTAAGGATTTCAGTAGCGGTAGTCCAGTTTGGAATAAGATTGCTTGGATGGAAAGGGTTTGTCATTAGGGAAACCTCCTTTCGGCAATGCTACTATGGCTTGCTCAATCCGCTTCTCGTAATAATGCCGATAGCGGCAGGCCGAGACGATGCAAAGCCTCGTCGGGAACGAGGGTGTCCTCTGCCCAAGCGTCGTAAATAGATTTGGGCGTGCTGAAGCCATAAGTGCCGATTTGGAACTTGGCTTTTGTTTCTTTCGTTCCGGGCGTGGTGTCCTTGCCGAGTTGTAGGGCTAGGTAGTCCTCGTCGTCAAAGCCCGATCCTTCCAAAGTGCCAAGTTGGGCGATGGTGGATACGAGCAAATCGTTGTCGTAGGTGGCCTTGTCTGCTGTTCGATTGTCGGCAATAACAATCTTGGCTGCGGCGTCGTCGTCAACGTCTACCCAGACCACGGCAACCTCAGTCCAACCAAGTGCTGATGCCGCTGCAGCCGTGTGATTGCCCTTCAGGATTTGATTTGTGCGGCTATTCACGACGATTGGGCGGTATTGACCGAGAATACGCAGGCTTTCGCTGATCGCCCCAATGTCGCCCTCACGGGGGTTGCCGGGGAACCGTCGCAGTTCGGACAGGGGAACGAGGCTGGTTTCCACCATCGTCATCTTTTGTTCCGAAGTGGTTGAGCGTTTTGCTTTGCCTTCGGTTCGTGGCGGTTTAGGTGTTTCGGGGAAGTCAAGCCGGTTCTTGATTTCCTTGTTGATCGCTGCCTTCTTTTCACCAACGGCGTCAGTGAGGCTGGCGAGCCAGAGTTCGTGCAGTGTGGGGTCTAACTTGCCAAAGAAGTCGCCTAACCGTATGTCCACTGGCGGGTTCAGATCATCGGTGGGTTCGTTTTCCAAAAGTGGTGATGACACTCCCCCGCCGTCTGAGTTGTGCAGCCCGTCAAGTTCGTCTAAATCTGCCAAGTCGTAGCCCGTTCCATCGAGGTCGGGCAATGATTTCAGTAGTTCGAGAAGCAGTTCGTTGTCATACGAGGCAATATCGCTCGT